TCCATTTTTTTACGCTCTCGTCTTTCTTCTAGACCCTGTTCCACACCTGTAAACAAACCACCAATACCTTGGGCTAACCCACCGTATGCTTGGTTCATCATCTGGGCTTGCTGTTTACTACCAGCCATTAAGATGTCTGCTATTCTTGATTGTCTAGGCATTTTTAGTGCTCCTTATTTATTGAATATACCGCCTTTACTTAAAGCACCACCTAGAAGTCCACCAGCGCCACTCATTAGACCACCAACTAATGTTCCTGCGGAACTCATAGAACTACCAAAGAGGTTTCCTAGAGCCATTCGTTGTCCTAGTTCCCCTTCCAGATTAGCTAACTGAGTCTCGTAGTCAAACTCACCTTGTTGTCTACGGGCTACGTCAGCTAGTGTAGCCGTTTGTAATCCCGGTGAGAACTCAGTCATCAGTGCTTGCATAGGAGCGTAACTCTGTCCTAAGAACATACCACCCAAGCTAGCCTGTTGTGCCTGTTCAGATTGTGCCTGTTGCATAGCGCCTAGCATAGCTGTGTACCGCTGCTCTTCCTGTGCTTTAGCTAGAGCCAATCCTTCAGGAGTACCACCAAACTGGCTGGTCTGTACGCCTAAACGTCCCTGTGAAGCCAAGCGGTTTTCTAGAGCTAGTCTTTCTCTTTCTTGAGACGGACTCATAGCAGTCATCATACGATTAAACACAGCCTGCTCTCTCTGTGCAGGGTCTTGCATAGCCTGACCAAAGAAGTTAGAAGCTCCTCCAAAGAGTTGCTGCTGCATAGCCTGCTGTTCAGGACTAAGATTATACGTTGTTCCGTCAGGACCAGCAGTTGTAGAACCAGCAGAACCCGTTACGGTAAACGGTTGAAACGTTACGTCAGGAGCCGTTAGCTGGGGTAATGCAGTAGTATACAGTTCTTTAATTTCTTGCGGTATTTCACCGTATATGTCTGCCCCAACGCCTCCTAATAGATCACCTAAAATACCCATTAGTTAACTCCCTTTATTTTCATAATCATACTGTTCTGCCTATTAATGCTAATACGTTAATTTCTTGTAAAGACAATTGAGAACCACCAATGTCAGCTTCTAGTCCTACGGTTACTAACGTTCCAGATCCTGTGCCGTTTACTCTAGGCCGTGATACCTCTGTTCCTCCAGTGTACATAGCCTCTGTAAAAACCTGCGGAGGGCTACTACCCGGAACTGGAGATGTCCCGTAGAGAGCCTCTGTAAAAACAGTTCCTCCGCTATCTGGAGATTCTCCAAAAAACGCAGGCGTACTCTGGGCAACATTTAAAGTAATAGAGTTATATACATCACTAAAATCATAGCCCCACTTTAAAAATACAGTAGACGTACTACCACCGATAATAGTAGGGTTTATTTTCTTTAGTAACTTAAATTTAGACGCATCACCAAAAGCTAGCGCAGGGCTGTAGTACTTAAACCGATAAGCTGCGCCGTTGTCTGAGTAATCTTTGTATTCGCTGACACCTTCGGTTGATCCCATAAGCAGAGTACCGTCAGTTTTTCGTTCAAAACTTTTAAAGAACTCACCTGTCCACGTTGTCACCCTGTATGAATTGTTTTCTAAACGAGTTTTAAGGTCAAAGCAGTAAACAAGATTTTGGTCAGGAAAAGAAATTAAGTAAAAAGTATTCTCAGGACTGTACACTGACGCTGTTGGTCCTGTCCTAACCGATATAGAACTTATAATGTCTGTTTTAACATTAGCACTTAAGTCTGAAATAGGTAGAGACTTTTCTTGTACTGTCCTACCAAAACTTCTCAGCCCATCGTCTGACATAAACAACACATCAGTACCTATAGACTGAACAGAGTTTCTACAAATGCAGCCAACACCTGATACAGTGTCAACCAGAGCCATAGTAGAGGGGTCTGAAGCTCCTCCGTATATTACAATACTGTGCTCTCCAAAAATAATAAGCATATCGTTGTGTGCAGCTACTGCTTTAACCTCATCGTGACCATCAGGCCACACCTTAGCTACATTTATAGAACCACTAGTACCGCCTGTAAAGTCGTTGCCTATTAACAAGTCAGACCAGTAAACTACTTGGTTATTAACTGAACTATCAGCAATCCACAGTCTGCCATAAGCGGCTAAGGCTTCGTGGCACTTCAAGATATCAGGCGTTGCCGCACTACCGCCGTTAATATCGTTGTTAACTTTTTGAAATGTTTTTAACTCAGGATTACCTCCGTTGTAGTCGTATACTAAAGGATCGTACCCGCGTTGAAAAAAGTAAGCCTTGTCATTAAAGTTTACAATCTTCCAGTTGTTATCTGCAGTTCCAATTGGGTAAGAACCTTGTCCCGTACCTAACAAAACTGGAACATTAGATAAAGTAGTTGTTCCTGACAGTATCTTTCCATTACCCGTGCTTAAAACTGTCTCACTAGCGGCACCCGCTGAACTGTAATAAAAATGAATCTTATGTAGATAGTCAGTACCTAATTCTGTTTTAGTAGTAGTAATTACACTTGATCCTTTACGCGCAGCTATACGCCCACTCTTGTCAATGACAGTGTTGTCAGCTATTTCAGCAAAAGAAGGATCTTGAGCAATAGGAGAATCTTCCGTGTTGATTCCTTTGAATCCCGGCGCTACTAGATTAATACTCTGTAGTGGCTGTGCCATACGTAATCCTTAAGGAGTGTACCAAATGGTTTCTTCGGGATGCTTCTGTGCGTCCATAGCAATAGCGTCAGATAAATACTTGTCAGCAACGGCAAAGTACTCAGGTGTAGATGTGCCGCCTGTTTCACCACGCTCTCTAGACAACAAAGCTATCGCCATGTGTAGCACAGGCTGGTGAGGTATAAGGAGTTTGTCTGCATCATTTGTTAATACGTTAGGTCTAATAACATCTCCGTTAGTATCTGTTATTTCACCGCGTAAAATACAGTTGAAGTTTAAGTCGTACACACCATCAGGCTTAGGATACACATCAATCTGCGTATCGCCGTTAGAGTCTACTCCGTTAAACACGTAGTAAGCCGGAGAACCAGACTGAGGGGTTTGCATCATGTACTGCCGATCAAACCAGATAGGTGTTTGATACTGTAAATCCCAATTACTTGTGTCGTTGTACGCGTGTAGAACCTTGAGCGCGTTGTTACTTCCGGTCATAATATAACTAAATACATCTGCTGTTGTATTGATAGTTAGTGTGTAACGCAAGGCTGACCAATCCCACGCAGACTCTACAAAGGTTTTAGCGTCGTTAACAAAATCACCTACCATTTTACTGTACGTAGTTTCGTTTACGTTAGATACTTCGCTCTCTCGCATACGCCTTAGTACATTATTTACTAAACTAAGGTACGTCATATTCTGTCTCCAAAGAGTCCGTTAGTAACTCTTAAGTTACGAGTTGGTTTTTTACGCTCAGGCTCAGGTTCAGCAGCACTGGCCGAGTAGTTACCGAGGGCTTGACGAAACCTAGGGTCATTAAACAAACTCTTAACATTGTTGACCATTGTTTGATAAGCACTCTGTATTCCCTCTCGTCTCCTGTCACCTAGAATTTCTTCTACGTTGTCAGGAACTTTAAAGTAGTCTGCCGCGTTGTCCCCGTACTGTTCTCGTGTTGTCATGTAGTCTTTGTAGCTAGGGTCTACGGTATTAATGTTGACGCGGCCCTCAACGTGATCCGCAATTTGACTCATGTCGTAACCCTGTCGATACATCTCTTCAATCGCGTTGTTACGGGCGTACATCCTTTCTTGGTAATCGTATGCTGTTGTACCAGTACGCGCTTCAAACTGGCTACGTCCAGTGAGATCACCGCCTGCTCGCTTTTCTAAACGTCCTCTAAGAGCCGCCTGCCAACTCTGATTAGGCCCAGAACCAAATGAAGGTGTGTAGTTGTAAGCGTCTTTTACTCCACCAAAAAGACTATCAAAACCGCTGGTGTAATCTTTAGAAGGATTCCAGTAGTTTTCTGAAGCAAAAGCTGCTCTTTCATCAAAGTATGCTTCTTGCATGGCATTATCAGTAGCACCGCCCATGAGAATAAACTCTTTAGTTCCATCTGGGCGAGTAATTTCTTGATGCCACTGACCATTAATTTGTTTAATCATTATACAAAGTCCTTAAAAGCCCCACCGCTTAGGTAGTCTGTGATAGGAAAATCAACTTTAGATAACACTTCAGCGTCTGCTGCGTATCCAGTAAACATGCCGTTACTTTGTTGTGAGGTGGTTGGACTAAAGCCAGCACCTGAGTTCGGAAAATTTAAATCAATGTCTATAT